AAACAAAGTAAATTTAAAACTAACCAAAAAGGTAATAATTATGTCATTAGCAACTTTAGAAGGTACAGTAGCATTCGAGAACCTGAATGAGCACGAAATGTACAACGGTCAATCCACTGGTAAATTCTCTCTGGTAGTGTCTTTAGATGATGATACAGCAGGTGAGCTTGATGCGAAAGGTGTTAAGCTGCGAGAGTATGAAGGTGTCAAGCAGCGTAAGTTTAGCAGTAAGTTTGACGTCCCAGTATTGAACCCTGATGGGTCAGCCTTTAGTGGTCGAGTGACCAGAGGCTCTAAAGTACGTCTACTTTATACAGACGGTCAGCCGCACCCTATACACGGTATTGGTACTTACCTCAATAAGGTCAAGGTTCTGGAAGTAGCAGAGATGGAAGGCGCAGAGGATTTTTAAGGATGAAAGAAGAGTCTACCTTTGTACAGCATGAACCCTGCCCTAAGTGTGGTTCAAGCAACAACCTTGCAAGGTACTCTGATGGACACGCTCACTGCTTCAGCGGTGGGTGTGGTCACTACGAGAGGGGCAACGGAACTGCCCCAGACTTTGCTGATGTAATTAAGAAACCAACAAGAGCATTTGAGATGACAGGAACTATAGCGTCAATCCCCGATAGGAAGATTTCACAGACAATCGCAGCTAAGTTCGGCGTGACTGTAGAGTTTTCTCCAGAGGGCAAGATTGTCAAGCACCACTACCCGTACTACGATAAAGACACAGGTCAGGCCACAGGGACGAAGGTTAGACAAGTAGAGAACAAAGGATTCTACGCAACAGGAGATTTTAATAACGCTGGGTTATTCGGACAACAGGCATTTAAAAGCGGAGGCAAGTACGTCACTATCACAGAGGGAGAGGTCGATGCAATGGCTGTCTGTGAGATGTTCGATGGCAAGTGGCCAGTAGTATCAATCAGGTCAGGCGCAGCAGGAGCCTCCAAGGATATTAGAGCCAACCTTGAATGGCTGGAGACCTTCGATAATGTCTGTATCTGTTTTGATAACGACAAGGCCGGACAGGCAGCAGCCGCAGAAGTTCTTAGCCTCTTCACACCTAATAAGGCCAAGAACATTACGTTACCCTTGAAAGACGCGGGGGAGATGCTTAAAGAGCGTAAGGTACAGGATTTTGTTAAAGAGTGGTGGAACGCTAAGACGTACCAGCCTGACGGTATTATTAGTTTCGGCGAAGAAGGTGTTTGGGAGAAGTTTCTCAAGCGTGGCACAGAGGAAGTTATACCACTGCCAAGTTGCTTTTCTGACTTAAACGAGAAAATGAACGGTGGTATAGTCGCTGGCGAAGTAACAGTTATTGGCGCGTTGACTAGTATCGGTAAGACAACAATGGTGTCCAATCTAATCAACGGTTTTGTTACAGAGAGTAAGCAGCGTATTGGTTGTATTTTTTTAGAGTCTGATGTTGGTGAGACAGTAGAGAATTTACTATCGCCGTATGCTGGTATCAACATTAGTAATATACCTGCTGCCGATAGGGATTATGAGACATACCATAAGAAGTACTTAGAGATGTCTGACTTAGATAATTTGCACATGTTAGACCACCAAGGGTCTTCGGAAACAGAGGCGTTGTTTGGCAAGATACATTATTTGGTTAAAGGTTTAGAGTGTTCTGTTGTAGTGATTGACCCGCTACAGGCCGCCGTCAGGAGTAACGACAACGTAACTATTGATGATTTTATGGACAGGTGCTTGAAGATAGCTAAGAATACAGGTGTTAGTATTATCTTAATTAGTCATATGCGACAGCCAGAGAAAGGCAAGGGCGCGCATGATGTAGGAGAGTACGACCTCAAGGGTTCGTCATCCATTAATCAGATAGCCTTTAACACTATACTCTTAAGCAGAGACAAGTTAGCTAAGGACGACCACGCTAGAAACTGTACTTTTGTTCAGCTTGTCAAGTGTAGACGGACAGGTAAGACAGGAGCTGCTGGTTGGTTACTGTACAACGATACTACTGCGAGACTTGAGTCAGTACCGCCTCCCATGCCTGAGACTATCGTGGAGTTCTAAAGTGAAGAAGATAGTCTTTGACATTGAAACCAACGGGCTAGAGCCTACTCTTATATGGTGTGTTGCAGTACGCGAAGTACACACAGGTGTGGAACTAGTGTTTACCAGCGAGGTTACTTTTAAAGCTTACTTTTACATTGAGCAGATGGAAATTATAGGCCACAACATAATTGGCTATGATATACCAGCACTCGAAAAGCTTTGGAACGTAGACTTCAATGGTAAGAAGGTAACTGACACGCTTGTTATGTCACGCTTGGCAGAGCCTTCACGCCAAGGTGGTCATTCACTAGATAGCTGGGGTGAACAATTAGGATGCCCTAAAGGAGACTACAATGATTGGCTTAATTTTTCTCAGGATATGGTGGAGTACTGTCAGCAAGACGTTAGAGTTAATGAACTTGTTTACAAGAAACTCCTCGTATCGCTTGCTGGTTTTAGAGACGAGAGCCTTGACCTTGAACATCAGGTACAGGTTATTATTGCAGAACAAATTAAGAACGGTTGGCTCTTAGACCAGAGAAAAGCATTCACTCTACTAGCTAAATTAAAAGAGAAAAAGCTTGACTTAGAGGATAGTGTACATTCTAAGTTCAGACCTTTACCTACTTTTATAAAACAAGTATCACCGAAGGTTAAGAAAGACGGTACGTACTCCATCGTTGGCCTGAAGTTCTTAGGTGAGCAGTGGGAGACAGCAGTAGCAGACTTTAGTAGGATTGATTACCCTGAGTTTAACTTAGGTTCGCGCCAACAGATAGGCCGATACCTACAGTACTTTGGGTGGAAGCCTGAGACATTTACTGAGAAGGGTCAGCCCATAGTAGATGAGTCAGTACTCAATAAAGTCAAGGGTATACCAGAGGCTGCACTGATTGGTGAGTACCTTCTAGTTCAGAAGCGTATAGCACAGATACAGAGCTGGATAACGGCAGTTAAGGATGACGATAGAGTACACGGTTACGTAAACGCTAACGGCGCTGTAACAGGCCGTATGACACACTCAAGCCCTAACATGGGTCAAGTACCAGCAGTCTACTCGCCTTACGGCCAAGAATGTAGAGCTTGCTGGACAGTACCTGAAGGTTATAGCTTGGTTGGTATGGATGCCAGTGGTTTAGAACTACGAATGCTGGCGCACTACATGAAAGATGGAGCATACACTAATGAAATACTCACAGGAGATATTCACACAGCAAACCAGTTGGCTGCGGGCCTTGAGACTAGAGACCAAGCAAAGACTTTCATCTACGCTTTCCTTTACGGCGCAGGAGATTCAAAAATCGGAAGCATCGTTGGAGGAACTGCAAAGGACGGCAAAAGACTTAAAACGAAGTTCCTACGAAATACGCCAGCTCTTGGTAGACTACGAGAACAGGTTGGAGTGGCTGCTGGAAGAGGTTATGTTTTTGGATTGGATGGAAGACGAGTGGCAATCAGGTCAGAACATGCTGCACTGAACAGCTTACTCCAGTCAGCAGGTGCTATTGTAATGAAGAAGGCATTGTGTTTACTGGAAGAATATGCTACTATATATAAAATCGACTATAAAATAATAGGAAACATACATGATGAAATCCAGACAGAAGTTAAATCAAAAGACGCAGACAGGTTTGGCCGCTTGGCAACGACTTGTGTTGAAGCTGCCGGACGTCACTACAAACTCAACTGCCCCCTCGCAGGGGAATACAAAGTCGGAAAGAGCTGGGCAGAAACCCACTAAGGAGTCGGCTAGGAGCAGGGAGAACCAGACAAGGATGTACGTAGACGGTAAGAGATACAGAGTGGGTAACCCTAAGCATCCTCACCATCAATTATATAAGGAAGAAGGTTTAGAGACAGTCTACGAGGTTATGAAAGGAAAGTCCCCCAATACCCAGAGACCTCGGCTCCTCACTTGGTTCAACAACTTATTTAAAAAGGCTGTATAATGAAACCTAACAAAGCTGATAGAAAAAAGTTTGACATTGACTTGGCTTACGGTGAGGTCAGGGAAGACAAGATAGCAGAAATGCTGACGGGTAAGAAGATAGAAGTCAAGTCAGAGAAGGACATGTGGCAGAAGACTGGTAACATCTGCATTGAGTACCAGTCGTGGGGTAAGCCTTCAGGGATTGAAGCTACGGAGTCAGACTACTGGTTCCACAACCTCTGTATCGGTGAAGAAGAATACTGTACGTTAGTCTTCAGCACCCCCGTCTTGAAAAAGATTGTAAAAAGACTTGACAAATTCAAAACAGTTAGC